AAGTATGCTTTCAACTATACTACTGCTGTACTTAGTGCTCTTCAATCCACAGCTAAAGGCTTTACTGCTTCTGCTGTAGCTGTTCAAGCTACAACCACGACTACCACTCAGACAGATTTGTTCACTCAAGCTGCTGTAGTTATTCTCACAGAGATTGAAGGCACAATGGTAGTTACTACTGGTGGTACTGTTGATGTACAAGTAGCTCAGAACACTTCTAACGCATCTAACACCGTAGCTTTGCTTGGTGGCTCATTTGAAGTTACCCGTATTGCTTAATGGCAACTTACTCCAAAGATCCTGAACATAATATTGTTCAGTTAGAACGATGGAAACGGATGATACTAGCTCTGCCCACTATTCGGTGGAAGGGTTCAGTTCCTTGGGGCTACGATGAAGTAGCTCCAGGGATCATCCACCCAATCGATGAAGAATTAGAATACCTAGCTGAGGCTATGGTACATTTAAAGAAGTATAGCTATGCGAAGATTGCTGATTGGCTTTATGCTAAGACTGGCAGACGTATTGGCTACCAGGGGATATATGATATCGCAAGAATGCGCCCATTAGATCCTCGCATTACAAGGTTAGTAGATGGACGACTTAGACTTATCCCAATTGCAGAGCGTTTCAGACTTCTCCGAGAAAGCTCCATCGCACAAGGAGAAGAAGCAGCATATGAGCACAGCCAAGAAAGCTCAGATGGTGCTGAATCGAAATCGAACCAAATTAGCCAAGAAGAAAGAGTCCCAGAAGAACGCACACAAGTATCAGAAGCGTAAGCTAGACCTCTATGAAGAGGCTGTGCTTGGTGGTAAAGATGCTTCTCGTGTGTTTACTGATGATGACTTTGAAGAAGCTCCAGATACGATTAAAGAAGCTGTATCAGAGAAAGATAAGATATGGGCCCCTAATAGTCAGGTGCAGATTGATTTCTTATCTAGTACTGAGAAGGAAGTTCTTTTCTCAGGAGGAAAAGGATCTGGGAAATCAGCCGCTTTATTAGTAGACCCGCTAAGATACTGTAATAATAAGAATCTTCGTGGTCTAGTTATCCGAAGAACAATGCCAGAGCTGCGAGAGCTTATTGGAAGAGCTAGAGAGCTATATAGCAAAGCCTTCCCAGGTGTTAAGTGGAAAGAACAAGATAAGCTATTTATCTTCCCATCTGGTGCTAAGATTGAGTTTGGTTATTGTGATAGCGAAGAAGATTTAGAGCGATATAAGGGACAAGAATATCAGTGGATTGGTGTTGATGAGTTGACCCAGTTTAAGCATGAGGAGATGATTGACAAGCTGCTAAGCTGTATGCGGTCCACAGATTCCACACTACCTAATCACTTTAGAGCCACCACTAACCCTACAGGCCCTGGAGCAGGATGGGTTAAGAGACGCTTCCTAGACCGAGGTGAGTCTGGAAAAAGAATAACAATTACTAACACTGTTAAAATAAATGGTGTAGAGCGAACATTTACCTTGACACGTAAATGGTTTAGTAGTACAATATTCGATAACGTCACTCTCGTAGATAACAACCCTGAGTATGTAGCTCAGCTTGCTTCTCTTCCAGACAATATGCGAGAAGCTTATCTATTTGGTAAGTGGCTCCCAGAAGAAGGCTTAGCCTTTAACGATTTTGCTCAGAATAAGAACAAGATTGTAATCAATCCTTTCCCTATTCCCCAGTCATGGGAGAAGATTAGGGGAGCAGATTGGGGATATTCCTCACCTGCTGTATGTCTGTGGTTAGCTTTTGACCCTGAAGGCACTGTATATGTGTATCGGGAACTAGCTGTAAATGACAAGAAAGACCCCAACAAATGTGATGCTGCTGAGTTTGGTACTCGTGTACTAGCTGCTCAGGAGAAAGAATATGTCAGATATGGCGTATTAGATGGCTCAGCTTGGGCAAGACGAGGAGAATCAGCTCCTTCTGCTGCTGATACCATGATTTACCAAGGATGCTCTTGGATACCAGCAGATAGAAGTCCACACTCAAGAGTACAACAAAAGCTACTCATACATTCTTACCTTAAATGCGGTACAGACTCTGAGCCAAAGATAAAGATATTCAACACCTGTAAGAGTCTCATTAACTGCTTAAGCACATTAGAGCTAGATAAGCACAATAATGAGGACATCAATACAGACATGGATGACCACGCTTATGATGCTCTGAGATATGCTCTAGCTTCTAAGCCACACAATTACCACCCCACAACACCATTTAGGAGCTTTATATCCAGCTCTCCAATGGCTCCCATCAACTCAGTATTCGGATATTAGGAGATAATAATCATGGCAGACTTCCTTCCATTTAAAAAAGGCTCACTTAACGCGACTGAAGTTAGCGCAAGCTACCCAGTAACTGCATCTAAATCTAAAGGTGGCAATGCTGCTGTAGATGGTGGTGCTGACCAAGGTACTGGCATTGCAGCTATGCCTTCCAAAGGTGGCATGAAAAATCATGCTTGCAATTTCAGTGCTGATGTAAAAGTTATTGGCTAATGGTAATTTCTGTATCCTCATCGTTACTCGGTGAGATAAAACCAGATAGCCTATTAAATGAGATTGTGGAAAAGCAAACTGAAGATTTGCTAGACCGTGATTCTAATAGTGAAATAGTTCCTGCTGATCCTATGGCAGGTCTTGGTGCGTATGTACAAGAAGTGTACTTCACTAACAAGACTCACAGGAACACCTATGAAGCTAACTGGTTAGCGTCTTGGCATCAGTATCGTGGAGAGCATTCCTCTGAAGAGATGGAACGTATCCAACTTGCTAAGGATAGAAATAAGTTTGCCTCTGCTCCATTCATTAAGCTGACTAAGACTAAGGTACTGGCTGCTTATGGTCAGATTATGGAAGTCCTCACTGGGGATAATAAGTTTCCACTGGAAGTGACTGCCACTCCTAAGACAGAAGGTATTGCTGAGACAGTTAATGTTGACCTCCAACAGCAGCCACAAGAAGCTGAACCAGATATGTCCAATGTGGATATTTATGGTTATGAAGGCGATGGTAATACATTAGAGCCTGGAGCTACTTCTGAGAGTCTCATTAGAAATACGTATGATAGACTTAAAGACTTCCTAAAAGGTAAGAAGGTCGCGCAAGGCACTGCATTAGATCGTACTAAGCAGATTGAGTTACACCCAGCAGATGAAGCTGCTCACCAACTAGATAAGACTATTCAAGACCAATTAGAAGAATCCAATGCTGAAGTAGAACTTCGTAAAGCTGCATTTGAAGCTAGCCTATTTGGCACAGGAGTTGTTAAAGCTCCATTCACTGAGACTATTGAGATGCCTAACTGGGTGAAAGACCCTGAGACTGGGTTTAATGTATATAATCCTAAGATGAAGCTTGTTCCTAAGATGAAGCAAGTAGCTATCTGGGATGCATATCCTGAAGCTGGTGCTCGTACTAAAGAAGACATGAATAACATGATTGAGCGTCACTTATTGACTGCTAATCAGATTAAGAAGATGGCCAGAGGCTCTAAGCTGTTTGATAAAGACGCAGTTAAGAGAGCGTTACAACGTGGTCCAGGTTATCAGAAAGAAGGCTGGGAGCAAGAGATTGTTGACCAGACCCATGACCTCAATGAATCTCGCTATGAAGTCCTAGAGTTCTGGGGCTTTATTGATATTGATATGGCTGTTACATATGGTTTAGTAGATGAATATGAGGACGAATATGCTCTGGACTCAGTATTGGCTAATATTTGGGTTATTAATTCTGAAGTAATTAGAGCAACGCTATCTCCATTTGATACTAAGACTATTCCATACTTCTTTGTACCATACGAAGAGCATCCATATCAGATTTGGGGTGTAGGTGTTGCAGAGAACATGCGTGATGCACAGATTCTAATTAATGGACACACACGACTTTCGATTGATAACTTAGCTTTAGCTGGCTCATGTGTATTTGAATACAGTGAAGCCCAATTAACTCCTGGACAAGATATGTCCTTGTATCCTGGTAAAGCATTTAAGAAACAAGGAGGAGCGCCTGGCCAAAGTATATTTGCTATTAAATTCAACAATACGGCCCCTGAACACTATGCAGCTATCGACAGGGCAAAACAATACGCAGATGATACAACTCTCCCTTCCTATACACATGGTGGCGGTGGGGGAATTCCAGGTTCAACTAGAACTTCCTCTGGAATAAGCATGCTGATGGGAGCTGCTGCTCTCGGCATTAAGACAGTGGTGAAAAACTTTGACCATTATCTCTTAACTCCAGTAGGTCAAGCATTCTTTAATTGGAATATGCAGTTCAATACTGATGTCTCTATTAAAGGTGATTTATCGGTAGTAGCTAAAGGAACTTCTCAGCTTCTGAAGCGTGAAGTGAAGTCTCAGAGACTACTCTCATTGTTCCAAGTAGGTGCAAACCCACAGATAGCTCCAATGATTAATTGGGAATACAACTTAAAAGAATTTGTCAAATCGCTGGATATGGATGCGGATAAAGCAATCAACAGCCCAACCGCAGCATTAATATATGCAGATATAATGAGAGGCATGAATGTATCAGAACCGTCAGCAAATGGTGCAAATCAGGGAAGCCCTTCTCAAGGAGGAGGCAACCCTCAATCTCCTATGGGACCAGTTAGACCTCCAGATTCTTCAGGAACTGAGGGAAGCGCGATCGCCCCAGGAACTGTCGCAGGGCCAGGGGAAGCTGGTTTTAGTGGACCACCTCAGAACCCTCAGAGCTAGATTAGAGGATAATTTAAGATAATGACACCTTATTCAAACAAACCTATTGTTGATGGACAAGGAAATGTCATTGGCTATTATAGCCCTCCTAATGTTGGCTCTAGTGGTGTACCTAATATTGGATTAAACCAGCCAATGTATGGAACATACAGGCCTGATTCAGTGCTCTATAATTATGGAGTTCCACAAGGCCAACAACCGCAGCCTTCAATAAGCATTAATCCTGTTACATCTGCTCCAAGACTACTTGGGACATTTAAGGGCGTAGGTTCTGCAATTAATAACTTCGGTGCAACGAACTTAGGCACAGCTCCTGTAGCTGCTCCTGGATTTGTTGGCCCAATGCCCCAAGGAACAAGTGCTGTAGTCGGAGGTAACACACTTACAGGACTCGCTCAAGGAGCTGGTGTTGGTTATCTAGCTGGTACACTTAATCCTTGGGCTAAGAATAAGACTAATAGCCAGATTGGTGGTGTAGCTGGTGGACTAGCTGGAGCTGCTGCTCTTGGCGGGATGTCTGGTGTAACAATGGGAGCAACTCTTGGTTCAATAGTTCCTGGTATTGGGACTGTAATTGGTGCTGTTGGTGGAGCATTGCTTGGTGGCTTCTTAGGGCCAAAAAAACCGAAGCCAGGTGCTAGTTTCGATGCAGGATTAGGGGCAGATGCCTCTTACTCAGGATTGACGAAGATGTCTAAGAATATGGATAACTCTAGTGCAGATATCACCTCACAAGAACTCACGCCATATCTCCAGAACCTTAAGTCACTGGGAGTAAACATCCCTGCTGGTTATAGAGTTGGTGGCGGGTATGGATTAGGTCAGGGCTTTGTTTATTATGGTAAAGGCTCTGAGCAGGAAACCAGAAGCACTGCTCCTAACAGGATTGGCTACGATATTGATGACCCAGCTGCTAGGAACAAAGCTTATAGTGATATGACGTATAACCTCGCTAAAGAGTTTGGAGCTGATGAAGCTACTCTTGCTAAGATTAGAGAGTATGTTCCTCCTCAGACACAAGAACAGCAAGCAATGGCTGGCGGTAACGTAGCTGCGCCTAATGTAGCTGTCAAAGATTTAAATCCCAATATGGCTAACAATAATTGGGATAACTTTATGAAATCATATAACGCAAGGAACGCTTAAATGGGTGCATTTTTAGACGCATTACAATCAACTGGTCAAAGTAACGAGGCTCCTAGCACAAGTAGCAGCTCTGCCAACACAAGTAACAGTGCTTCTGCTCCTAGTAGCTCAGAGTATTCTCAGCCTGAGTTGATTCAGCAGTTAGATAATCATCTTAGCTCACTAGAGCCACAACAGCAAGAGTTTATTGCTCAATACTTAACACCAGAGTTTGCAACAGCTCTTGGAATCCTATTCGGGGAAGATACAGCTAAATACTTTAGCAAGTATGCAGACCCTTCAAAGACTCTCACGGCAGTAGCTAAAGACTCTGCTGGTGGGATGGGCGGCTCTGCTGCTCCTTCACAGCCTAGTATTGGTATTGCTCCTGGAACTTCACCAACACAAGGTACTCCCTCTGGCCCAATGATGGGTCCAGTTCAACAATAATTGCAAAGTCACCCTTAACAGGAACTTACACTATAGGATACTTGCAGTTGCAAACCCAAGGATATTAATATGAATAATCTATTTGAGCAACTAGATGCTGCTAAAACTCAATTCTATGTCACTGAGCCAAAAGAACAGAAGACTGGAGTTAGTTCACTAGAAGTGATTGATGCTGAGGACGAAGCCACTTCTCCACTGGAATCTACGGACACTCCAAAAGAGGACACTCTCCCTGATAGCTCCTTATCTAAACAAGAGACTGATTGGGAAAAGCGTTATCGCGATTTACAGTCATTCAAAGATAAGCAGATTAAAGACTTGAAAGACGAGCTTAAGAAAGCTGCTAAGACGGATGTTAAACTTCCAAAGACTGAAGCTGAGATTGAAGAGTTTAAAAAGAGTAATGAAGAAGCATGGGGCTATATTGAGTCCATTGTTAAGCTAAACCTCTTAGAGAACAATAAACAATTAGAAGCCCAGTTCAGTGAGTTGAAGCAAAGTCAAGAAGCTCTAGCTAAACAGAAAGCTGCTGCTGAGTTTAACAAGTATCACCCAGATATTGACTTGGATGCTCTACCTTCGGATCCTAAATTTATTAAATGGTTCCAAGACCAGACTCCAGATATTCAGGAATTGATACAGAAGTCAAACAACCCAGTAACCTTTGCACGATTAATCACTATCTATAAACAAGATAATGGAATCGTTACCAAAGATAAAAAAGCTCAACAGTTAGATGCTACGAAGACTATTAAAGTCACAAGCAAAGTTACTCCTAATGCCTCCGATAAGAAGGTTTGGAGTATGGCGGAAATTAAGGCCATGTCTCAGAGTCAATACGAGAAACATGAAGCGGAGATTGATGAAGCTATCTCTAAGGGCTTAGTCACTCCATAATTTAACAATAACAATAAAGGACTAACAATATGACAGCTTTTCCTGCTGCTGCTGGGTATGCTCAGCTTCCTAATGGGGTTTACGCTCCAGATATCTTCTCCAAGAAGATTATCAAAGCCTTCCGCACAAAATCCGTAGCTGATGAAATCACTAACAACGAGTTTGAAGGTGAAATCTCTGGTATGGGTGGTTCGGTTAAAATTATCAAAGAACCTCAAATCAGCGTTACATCTTATGTTCGTGGCCAGATATCTGGTCCAGCACAAGACATCATTGATGAGGACATCTCTCTTGATATCGACCAAGGTCTCAAGTACCAATTCCAACTCCAAGACATTGAGCAAAAACAGTCACACATTGACTATGCTGCTATGTGTGCTGACAAAGCTGGATTTGAACTGAAGAACGGCTATGACACTAACATTTTGGCGTACATGCTTGCACAAGCTACCAATGGTACTGGTCTTGGCGTATCTGGTACTCCAATCACTGTTGGCTATGGCTCTGGTGAAGTATCTCCTTTGGATGTAATCAACCGTTTCGCTCGTCTGTTGGATGACAACAACGTGCCTGATGATGGTGGTCGTTTCTTCATCGCTGCTCCTGCTTTCTATGAAGCACTCGGCAAAGAAGATAGCAAAGCTATCGACATCCAAGTAACTGGCGATCCACAGTCTCTGATCCGTAATCGTAAGCTTGGCTCACGTCCATACTTCGGTATGACCATGTTCAAGTCTAACAACACCCCACTGACTGCTGCAAGCAACTTGTCGTTCATTGCTGGTCACAAAGGTGCTACGGCTACTGCGAAACAACTTGTTGTTGTGGAAAACTTCCGCAGCCAAGATACTTTCGGTGAAGTATTCCGTGGCTTGATGGTGTTTGGTCGTAAGACTGTACGCACAGAAGCTCTGTTCCGTGGTGCTTACGCTCTCGGCTCACTGTAATCTAACTTAAAGTAAAGGACTAATAATATGGCTAACGTAACAACTAAAGCTGCTGGCGGCACTTCCAGTGCTGGCATCAACGGCGGTAAGTTTAAGTATCATGAGATTGACATTGCTGAACTCGTGACTTCTGGGCTTGCTACTACTGAATATGCTGTAGTAGTAAACATCCCAGCGGATTCTTTCTTCCGTCTCCACCAAGTAGAAGTAGTAACTGCTCTGTCTCTCGGCGCAGGTGCTCGTATCGACATCGGCGATTCTGCTGATGATGATGAGTTCGTAACTAACGCTTCTACACTCACTGCTGGAACTAACCTCACTCTGTTGAAGAATGATGGTTCTAGTGGTTCTGTGTACGGTGCTGCTGATACACTCCGCCTCAAAGTAACTGGTGGCACTATTGCTACTGGTAAACTTCGCTTCGTATATGAACTGGATAGCACTGCACGCAATGCTGCTACCACGTTCGTAGGCAACGTAAGCTAATGACTACTGGGGAGAGGAGCAATCTTCTCCCCATCTTTCTTCTCAATGGGTGGATAAATGGCATATACTTACTTAGGCTTAGTTAATAGAGTTTGCAAAGCTATGAATGAGGTAGAACTCACATCGTCTAACTTTGCTTCTGTTATCGGCTTTCATGCTGATGTAAAAGATGCTGTTAATCAAGCCATCTTAGACATCTATCGCGAAGAAGATTATGAGTGGCCATTTGCTTGGTCTTCTACTACATTTGTAACTACCATAGGTACGATGGAATATAACATGCCAGCAGCTTTCCACAAGCTTGACTGGGATTCGTTTGCTATACGCAGGCCGTTCATTTCAGTTACATCTATTAACAGGTCAGGCACTACTGCAACGGTAGTTACGGCTACTGCTCACCAGCTAAATACTGGAGACTATGTAACCATTAAGGGAGCAACGCCGTCTGGCTATAACGCCACTAATGCTAGTGTTACAAGAGTCAATTCAACTACATTTACATATACCGTATCTGCTGATTTAACAACACCAGCTACAGGAACAATCCTCTCCATTCCATTCTACTCTGAGAAGAAACTCACTAAGATTGACTTAGATGGCTATCGTAAGCAGAAGTATGAAGAGCGTGATAGAGAAGCTATTATTAATGACACCTATGACCAGCCTCGCTGTGTTGTACAGAAGTCTGATAACAATTTAATCATCTCTCCTCCAGCAGATAAAGAATACACAATCTATTGTGAGGGCTTTGCAGCTCCTGCTGCTCTATCTGCTCATGGCGATGTTCCCACTATCCCTGCTGTATATGAGCAAATCATTGTAGATCGTGCACTGTATCATGCTTATATGTATCGTGACAATATCGAGGAAGCTGATAGAGCTGATGATAAGTTTACTAAAGGTGTAAACAACATGCGTAGAGTATTAATTCCATTAACAGACTATATTAGGTTTGAATAATGCCATCGCTACAGACTGGCCAACAAGGTGATCGCTGGACGAGTCAGGTGATAAAATGCTCTGGTGGAATAATGCTGTCTTCCGATGTGCTTACACGTGGCACAGAGAATCCAGGCAGTGCTGAGATACTTCAGAATTATGAAGCAGCAGACCAAGGTGGATATGAGCGTGTATTAGGATTTGCTCCATATGACACTAATGCTTTAACAGGAACTGGTGCTGTCTTAGGGGTTGGAGTAGGCTTAGGTGGAGTATTAGCAGCGAGGAAAAATGGAAGTGATAACCAAATACGATATTCTACTGGTTCGGGGTGGAGTTCTCCTATTAATGGGACTGCTCGTACTGGCTCTGTAACTAAAGTAAGATTTAAGTTTTATGCATTAACTACAGCTAAGGTTGTAGTAATTACTGATGGAGTAAATCACGCTCTTAAATGGGATGGAACTACTGCTACCACGCTTAATGGGACTGGAGCACCAGCTAATCCAAAATATGCTGAGATGCACTTAGGAAGATTGTTCCTCAGCGGCTATTCAGCTTCCCCTAGTGGAGTTACAATCTCTCTACCAGGAGATGATACGGACTTCAATACATCTGGAGCGATTGAGCTATTTGCTAGAGATACTGTTATTGGTCTTAAGAAGTTCAGAGAAACATTATATATATTCTGTGCCAACGGTATTCAGAAGCTAACAGGAACATCTTCAACTAACTTTGCACTAGAGGACGTAACTACATCTATTAGCTGTATTAGTGGCGATACGATTCAGGAAGTAGCTGGCGATATTTTGTTTTTGGCCCCCGACGGCACACGTTCTCTTGCAGCCACTGAGCGTGTTGGAGATGTCGAGCTGGGCTTGGTATCTACTGAAGTTCAACCACTTCTTAGGGATGTTATTGGAGCATATAGCTCGGATTCGTTTTCCACGTGCGTAATTAGGAAGAAGTCTCAGTATCGTTTATTTGTATATGACTCTAACATAGCAGATAGCTCAGCTAAGGGATTTATTGGTAAGCTAAAAGGTCCAGATTTATCACGACTGTCTTATGAGTGGTCTACACTTAAAGGATTCAATGCGTACTGCTCAGATTCTCAGTATGTGGGGATAAATGAAGTTAGCGTGTTTGGCCACCCAACGGATGGAAAAGTCTATGCAATGGAAACAGCGAATAGTTTGAATGGAAGCCCTATACAATTTATATACCGCAGCCCACAAATTACATTTGGTGATCCAAGTCTCAGGAAAGTTTTACATAGAGCCCTCATTTTTACTCAAGCTAAAGGAGATATATCTGTCACTCTCGATACCATTTTAGGGTTTGATAATATAAATTATCCTCAGCCTCCATCTATTACGCTAAATCAGACAGGAGCAGTATCTGTATATGACACCGCCATTTATGACACTTCTGTTTATAGCTCTATTCAGTATCCTGTATTTAGAGAAAAATTAAACGGCAGCGGATTTACGACATCGTTTCAATTCTCGGGCAGCTCTACAGGAGCTTCTCATCGAATAGATTCATTTCAATTAGAATTTGCAATAAAAGGAAGACGTTAAATGGCTGGATATACCTTTACAACGGCTGCTCAAATTTCAACGGGCCTTGCTGTACTCGCTTCAACTTACACCACCGAATTTACCGCCCTACA